GAAACGATTACAGAGTTAGCCAGAACTGTGGCTGGTGGGAAAGCAAAGGTTTGCCACTTAGCGTTATCGACTAATGCTGTCGCAATCGTGGTTCTAAGAGTAGTGAGAGCAACTGGCATTATCCGACCATCGAACGCGGATCAAGTGCGTGAGCAATAAGTCCACGAACTCTAGCCAGGAGAGTGTTACCCATGCGATATGGGCTAGGAGTAAAGTCCGGCGATACGCCGCCTGTAGAACTAACTTGGCGAGCCTGCCAAATATCTACTGAAATCATAAGTGCAGCTTCTTGAACTGCTGAATCGGCTGTCCAGTCTGTGTAAGTTCTTGAAGCAACTGTTCCAAAAGGTGCAATAGCATGTTTAGGTTGTACTGTGCTGTGATTTGTAGCCATGCTAATAAAGTAATCGCCAACGGCTGTAAGCACTTTGCTTCCGTTATAAGAAGAACCTGAATTGGCAATAGTTACAGTTTGACCAACATAAAAGATTTCTTTGACAGGCTCATTGAAATAGAGAGTCCCTGTGCCAATAATGTTGCCATGAGCTACTGTGAAGTAAGTAGGACTCCATAGCATTGGAAGAATGACGGCATCAGCTGCGTCGCATACACTCTGTAAGGTCGAATCTTGATAAAGCGATCCTACCCCAAGTGCGCTGCGAAGTTCGCTAACTGTGCAAAGTGACATTCCATATCCTTTCTAAAGACTGGGAGTGGAGCAAGGGCTGCGCCCCACTCCCAGCGACTTAGGGTGTTACTTATGCCTTATTGTTCTTGAACGCACCAGCAGCAACCTTAGTTGCGATTGCACCGAAGCCGTAGTAACCGATAGTTACTTGACCTGCTGCTGTTGATTCTGCACGTAGGCGATATGTTGGTGACTCATACCATGTGTAAGCATCTGGGTTTACGACGAGGATTGTTCCATCGCCATCTCCGCCGTTTGTTGGATCAACGTATAGGTTGAGTCCTGCAACGTTACCTGTGAGTGATGTAGGCGCTACTTGACCGCCTGCGTTCATTGGCTGTGATGCTGTGTAGATTGGGCGACCTGAATCGTTAAGTGACATGATGTTTGACCATTGTCCTGTTGATACGATCATGTTACGAGCGAATGGATTTGGAAGTCCTGCTGTAGCTCCATAAACAGAAGCTGAACCGCGTGCAACAATTCCTAGAAGCTCTGCTGCTGTTGGATATGTTGCAACTGTTGTCGCATCAAGTGAAGCACCTGAAATAAGTGCTGCGTTTACTGCTGAGTTTGTTGCCTTAGCGTAAGCAGCAGCCATGTTGCGAACGAGTTCATCAAAGAATGCTGGAGATGTACGATCTAGCAATTCAACAGAGAATGTCTGTTGTCCTGCATACTTCTGTACTGTTACAGATAGGAAAGATGAGTTTTGATCTGTGTCGCTGAATGCGTCACCTTCTGGCTCAATAGCAACTGTTGGCATTTGTGTAATCTTTGGGATTTCAAATGTCATACCTGCATCAGGAAGCACTCCACGTGAGATTGCATCGATTGATGGGCGGATTGTTGTTCCGAGTGGGTTGATGATTTCAGACAATTGACGTGTTGGTACTAGACCTGCGTTGTCTGATGTGTCCGCTGCTGCAAGTAGGTATTGACGAGCTGACTCATCACCTAGTGCTGCGCGGATTGTGTTCTCTGCATACTTTGCAGCTGTTACTTCAATGCGTGGCTTTGTGTAAGCCATTGCTGTTACAGTTGGGCGAGCAGCTTCAACCGCTGGTGCTTCAACTGGTGTTGCTTCGACGGCTGGAGTGGTATTTTCCACGTTGGCTATCTCGCTTTCTGTTGGTTGGGTTGTTTCTTCTACGGCAGATTCTTCCGCCGCTATATCAGTAACTTGTGCAGACTTAAAGGCTGGCTCTGTTACTAAACTTACTTCGACCAAGCGAGCAGCGGACACATAAGTCACGCCATCCTTGATCTTGGACTTAAGAACTTCAGCACCAATGCTGAGTCCTGATTGTAATCCTTCTTCTGCAAGGATTAGTGCTTCTGTACCGCGTTGTGAACGGCTGATAGAAAATACTGCGTTGATTGCATCTTCTGATTCAGAGAAACTTACTGCGCGACCTAAAGGGCGCTTAATGTCATGCTGGCTGAGCAGCTTAATTGACTTGGCTTCTGGAATCTCGATTGATCCTGATTCGAAGATTACTTTGCCGTAATTGGTTGAACCTGCTTCTACATTCAATGGCACAATTTTGCCAGAGATAGTGCGACTAGCGGAATCCGCTACTAGTTCAGCCGTTAGGGTTACGATTTGTGTCATACCATACCGTTGCTTCCATTAGGTGTTAGGTCTGTCATTTCCATAGCTTGTTCTGTTGTTATGAGTTCAAGCGATAGCAATTTCTCAATTACTGCAAGTTCTGAAAGTGGGTCTGTGCGTAGAAATGTCTTGTCAATATCGAACTTGACCACATGACCGCGTGGCGTGATGTCGTCCATAGATAGACGATCTTCAATCGCTGTAATAAATGGCTGCAAAGATAAACTTAAAAATTGCTTACGCTCATCTTGAACATTCGAGTAGGTCATACTGTTGTTCATTTCCGCGCTGACATAATAAGCAGGTACATTGCAAAGGCGAGCAATCTCAGTAGCAAGATTTTGGATTGCTTCGTTATACATCATCTCTTTTGGGGAGAATGAAACTGGTGTGTACTCAAGTGTAGAAGTTAAGTAAGCAGTTGAACGATTATTGCGAGCGTTCTTCCATGCAGCTAATAATCCTTGTACTTCTTTGGGATCGAGGTCTGCTCCGTTGTTCTTAATGTAACCTGTAGCCATTGGAGTACCTGCTGCAATAGCAGCGGCCTTCTGTACATCGATTGCAGCGCGGATTGTTGAAGCGCCGCTGTTAAGGATTCCATCGCCTAGTGATTGGAAGGTAACGAGAGAGCCCAAACCATCCATGGGTAAAGTTGTTCCATCAACTGCGTAAGATTTTACATAAACATTGTCTTTATCAAGTGTTGCAGTTACGCGAGAGTTAGCAATCCACTCGAATCGTGATGGACGACCATCTTCGTTATAGACTTCAACAACTTTCCAAAAGGCTTGTCCATAGAACAATAATGAATCAACAGTCCACGCAATAGTTACTGATCGAGGCTGTGAGTAAGAAGGTTGCTCCATCCATAATGGTGAGCCAATCTCTTCATTTGTAGATTTGCGATAAAGCTCTAAAGGAATTGCGCCGATAGTTCCGGCTAATAAGTTGCGGCATCTTTGCAACGCGGGAATCGAAATAGCTTCTGTTCTGCCAACATAGGCAAATTGAAACGGCATTGCATATGGCGAATACTCGCCTAAGACTTGGGGTGCTGACTGTGCTTCGAGTAAAGGTTTAGTTTGTAGTCCGAATGTTTGCAGTAAGCGACCCATGTAGACATCTTACCATACTTTGTCTAATTCTTGACAATTTAGGCACTTTGTGTCTAGGCAAATATCTGGGGTGTCGATTGTGGTTGAGATAATCGACTTACCACCATTGCCAAGCCAATAGGTCCAACAATCGGTCCGGCGCTGGCTTTGCGAATTAAACGCCATGATGAGTCTGTGCTTTTAGCTCCGCAATTTTGCATTTGTTGATCTAGTACATCTTGCCCAGCATGGACAACTCTCTTATTGTCAATTTGGTCTTTAAGAGTCGAGCACGCGGCATAGAACTCAGCTCCTACGATGGTTTCTACCATTACGCCGGATTTCTGTAATCTTTCAGCTACTGCGAGCGTTGTGTAACGATCGTACAAAACAACTCTAGGTTTGTACGAATCGCACCAGCCCTTAATCTCTGCTGCAATCTTCAATTCATCTACTGAGATTTGTGATTCCCAAGTCTGGACCAATGCCACACCAATTCGACCATCTGGCAAAATCTGTCCTGCTATGAGTGCGGCATTTCTTCTACTCATGTCAATATCAAAGGCAAAGACTGTTAAAGGTCCTGGACTCATCTCCATTGACCTATCGCATATATCTTCCCAAGAGCCAGGAGTGAAAGGACTACTAATTGACGAAATCCATTGACAAAGGGTTTCTGTTCTTGCCGCTTCCATTGTGGATGTTGCAATCGTTTCCTCAATGGCCTCTTCAGGAATTAAATATCCAAGTGACGGATTTGCCATAGCCCAAGCCTTACGATCCCAGATATCACAGAATGGCGGTGCGCTGTACTCATAGAATCCCAAAGACTTTGGCGGATGATTTAAGCATTGCTCATGTAGGTCGTTAAGGACTTTACTAAAGGCATCACCAGCGTTTGATGTAAATAATCGCTGAGAGTTAGGTCTAGTCAATGTAACGCTCTTAGAAGCATCCATTGCAACTTCTGTGACTTCTCGCAATTCGTCAATCCAAAGAAGATCAGCAGTTCGACCACGCGCTCCATCGGATGTAGCTGCTACAACTTCGACCTGCGCACCTGATTCAAGGATTATGCGCTCATCACCATTGGTTCTACGGATTCCTTTCTTAGGGTCGCCATTCTTTAGCTGAACACGAAGAAAGTCATTGCGTTCAATGATGTCTGCAATAATGTTGAAAGATTTGAGAGCCATTGATCTATTTGATGACATCATAAGAATGTCCTTCTCGCCAAAGCAGAATAACCCTGCTAAGACACGCATACGTGCTAGATGACTTTTTCCTGACTGCCTAGCGATTAAAAGCAATGTGCTGCGCTTGATGAATTGATTATTGCTATCAACTGTCAGCATATCTTTAAGAATAAGCTTCTGCCATTCAAGTAATGGCTGACCAATCTTCTCAGCTAACTCAATGACTTCATCGACTCTGGATTTACCTTTAAGCCAAGGGCTGTGAAGCCTTGGTTTCAAATCCCCAACAAGCTTCTTTTTCTTTTTGGTTTGAGTCGTCATAGTTCTGGCTTAGGCTGACCAGACATCGGACCGGCTTGGACCGAACTGGTGGTTGTCGGGGAAAGATTGGCAGGAAAGACAGGGGGGGTGAACTTGCGTGCTAAAAAAACGCCTTCTGAGCGTGAACCCTTCATGCTATTGCAGCGTCTGCACGCACTCACTAAGTTCTCGGGATTCATGGCCATGTCTGGGTTGTTCTTGATGCTATGCACATGGTCCACCGTATCTGCATCCTGTCCGCAGTAGGCGCAGATGTATTGATCCCTTGCAAGGATAGTCTTACGCAACGCACGCCATGCTCTGCTATCTCTAGGGTCATTGACTCTCTTGTTGTATCTACTCATCTCTTAACATAACCCAAGTATGGTCGTTGTTCATCTGAGTCTTTAGCCTATGGCAGTTAGCACACAATGTTTGTAGGTTATCCATCTCATTGTTGGTATGGTCACCATTTATGTGGTCTACATCTAATTGAACTGGATGTAATGGGATGAACCCACAGAACTCACACCTATCTCCTTTATGTAGGCGATAACCGTTCTCTCTGCATTTCCAACATAGTCTGTCAAAGAGTTGTAAGCCCGAACGAGTCATCCCTTTAGATCGTTGTGGTCTACCACAATGGCATAAAGCTCTTACTGTTCTAGGCATTTAGTGCCATCCTTTACGCTTCCAATGATTCAATGCTGCACACGTATTAGGTTGCATACCTTCTGGTGTCTTAGTGTAGCCATATCGATGGCCTATGTAACGTAAGCCCCAATCAATTTGCTCTAATGGATTAGCAGTACGTAACCACTCACTCTTACCTTGAGGTATTCCATAGACTCTCTGAGTACCTTCTAGGTTACCTACTGCTTTCCAATTCCATGCTGATTCTTTGCCATATAGAACTGCTAAACATTTGTAATTCTTGGTAGTTAATTGTCCTTTAGCATATTGCTTAGATGTTATGCGTTTATTAGGATCGTTTGTCGCACTTGCTGCTGATACCAAAGAGAAGCATAGAGCTCCCCCGATAACGATTGCTACCGAGCGAACTAACCGCTTAGCGGTTCGCTCTGAGCACCTGGTGTGCTCTAGCCCTCTGAGTGTACTAGTCATGTCAAATCCATTTCTATAAGTGCTGGTCAGAACGGCGTTTCTTATTTATCGGTTGAGTAGAATCCCTTTCCTTTAAACACTAAGCCAGGTACTGAATAGATTCGATTGGCCTGTGCGCCACAATCTGTGCATCGAACTAAATCATGATCCATAGATAGTTCTAACTCCATTTGTGTATTACATAATGGGCAACGATATTCATACATTGGCATGATTAGCTTCTTTCTCACAGGTCTTACACTCCATCTTCTCAATGATCCAACTACCACACTTATTGCATCGGATGGGATTTAACTCTAAAGGTATCTTGTCATAACCTGCTCGAAGCAGTAGCTCCACCAGAGCGTGTAATGGTAATAGTGCCGCATACTCAGACACTAATGTCCCTTGACCATTACAGCGAAGAACAACTACCCCAAGTTTCCCACTCTTAGTTGTCCTTGCCTTGCTCTGGCGAAGCCATGCTAGAGGCTGGAACTTAGCAACACCTTTAACTTCCACATCGAATGGAAGATTAACAATGTCACCAGACGGATCAGCCCCTCGACCGACTGTAGCGTAGTGCCACCACCCCCTCAAGTAGTCAGCTACTAAGCGTTCAGTCGCTAATCCTCTATTCCTGCGGTGATTCGTCATTGGCCTCTTTGGATGTCTTTAATGCTATATGGCTAACTGCGTGGCATCTCATACAGGTGAGAAACACTTTGTCATTAAACTCTGGAGTAATAGCCACAGGCTCATTGCAAAGATCGCAATAGATAACAATATCCTGCGGTTCTTCGAACTCTCCGCCCATGATGGTTGCATTGCCATCGTCAAAGATTACCATTTCACCCATATCAAGCTCTAACTTTCTGTGGTCGCCAGTTTCCTTCTGGACTTATCTCATACCAAATAACATCTTCACCCTTTGGACATCTGTTCATTTCACCAGTAGCTGCTGCCATGCACTTGAAGTGACCCCAAGGCTTGTTCGCCTTTGTCATTCCATGCGCCCAATGCATTTCGCCATGAGGACATCGAGGAACATCCTTGTCAGTTGTGCCGCCTATAATATCCTTGACTACAGCGACTGCTTCTGCTGATGTGCTTGGTGCTGCGACTGTCTTGATTGTCCAAGGATCAGCTTCATTCACGACAGGGATATAGTCTTGCTTTGGCTCTGAGAGTTTTGCTCTTGCGACCTTAACCATTTCCTCTTTACTTGGTCGCTTACCCTTGCTTGCATAACCAGCATTCGCAAGCGCTCTGCCGATCGCGCTAGTTTCACAGTTTTCCAATGCGCTAGTTGCATTAACGCCTCTACTGCTAATCGTTTCCTCAGCGAGTCCGCTGGCGAACGGCGTGCTATCCAAGTAAGTACGATAAAGCCATGCTTTAACAATGTATCTGTCATTTAAGAAACTCACTAACTCTGTTTCGACTCTGAAATCTTCAAAGTCTTTTATAAATAATGCCAATCGTTCTTCGACCGGCTGGTAATCATCTAGGTTAAACATAAAGTTCGTCATCCTCTGTTTGGAGTTGTAGTGCTATCGCCAGATACGCTATTGCATCGATGTAAGAATCTGTGTGTCCTGGCGTTTCTGTGATTCTGGCGAGTTTAACTTCGACCATTGCAAGTGCAGCTTGAGCATCTGTGACTGGGAAATCGAATAGATTGGATAGCCTTTGAGATATCCGACCTTGATTGATTCGCGGATGACCATAGACCTTGCCACGATCTTGCATGATGTCGATTGCATGGATGAGAGCTTCTGTGGCTTTCACTTACCCACCTGCTCGTAATACTTGCGTACAGCTTTGCGGCCATCGACTAGCCCTTCATCGTAGCCAGTTTCCTGACCCCATCTGAAAGCAAAGTAAAGCGCTACTGCTATTCCAACTACTGTGAGGATTGTTAATGAGTTCATCATTTGCCCTAACTGCCCCAATGCCCTTGATTGGGTACAGGATTAGTGTCGCATTTAATTGGGGTACGTCAAGTACATTTCAATAACGAAACGGCAATAATTCTGACGCATCCATCTGATCATCTATGTCGGTTCGCACGTCATTAACGAGCGCGCCCATATCTCTTACCTGACACAACGAAAGTACCATCCTTCTCAAGGTTAATGAGGCTGACCTGCACGTTTGTACCGATTTCCTCAATGATAATAAAGGCTTGCTGCCAGTTCATCGTGCCTTTAGTGTAATGAGCCTGTCTGACATCCATCAAATGCCCTGCTTCCCATCCCCTTAGAATACGCCCTATACGGCCACCAGAGGCCTCTGTGAAGGCCGATTGCCCTGCTCTGTGAGTGTGTCCACAGATAACGCTAATACCATGCCTACGAGCCGCTTCTAGGGCTGTAAGACCAGGTGTAGGCTTTACGCTTTGCTCATCCCCATGTACCGCCACGATGCCTCTAGCAATGGCATACGGCTTCTTGTGGTAAGTAATGCCTAGCTCATCGAGCTTCATAAACTTCTCGAAGCGCAACTCAGGCAATGCTAAGAACGCTGGAATCTTTTTCATCGTGACGTTGTAAAGTCTGTCTGTGTGATTGCTACGGATCATGTGAGCCTCTTTAGCATGCTCAACTAATGACCAAAGAACTTCTACTGCTTCATCTCTATCAGCAGCTAGTGTCTGTTCGTACCACCCTGGCGTGTTTTCTGTCCATCGAGATATCTGTGGGAGGTCGATTTCATCTCCAAGTGTAACAACAGAATCGGGGCGGTAAGCCTTAATAAAACTTGCAACATTATTAACTGCTACTGGATCGTGATAGGGAACTTGTAAGTCTGGAACTACAACAGTTCTTTTCATTCATCCTCATCGTCATACCAGTCTGGCTCTGGGATATTTGGGTTAATTGGGGATGGCAGTATCCAATCTGGATAACTGTTCTTCTCAACTATGATGGCAAGTGCCAAATCAACTGTGAAGCCTGCTCTGCGTAACGAGCGATACATTTCATGTACGCCGATAGCCCACGCATCTAGTTTGGAATAGCCTTCATCCGTTAGCTTCTTAGTTGCTTTTCTTGCCATGACAAAAATTATCGCTCTAGTAAGATGTTATAGATTTCATCGACACGCGTATTGAGTCGTTTAATTTCACCCAATAGATGTGTGATGACGTAACCTGCAAGTCCACCAATGACTGAGATTGTCGCTATGTATAGCGTGAAGAAATCCTGTTGTGACATTAGCCGACTTGCTCATCTTGAGGATCAAGGTACTTGACGATAGGCGCAACGAGAGCAGCAGCAAGGACTGCGTATTCAGGACGAATGTCTGCAACTAAGGCAAGTCCTAGAGTTATGGCTGAAACTGCTACAGCTTTAAGGTAAGACTTAATTGCGTTCTTTGTACTCTTAGTCATTTTCACGTGTTGCTCCTAGCATCGGGATGTCAAACCAGCGACCATTCTGATCGCCTTTCTTGGTAAAGCTGATATGGATATGTGAGTCGTGGCGATTAATGCCAGTATAAGGTCTGAAACGCCAAAATGATTTAGCTGAGGCAATCTTTCCTTTGTGAATGACGTACTTGATTCTTTTATCACGCTTGGCGCATTCACGTATCTGGTCGGCAAGATAAACACTTGTATTGGCTCGTGAGTCGAGATTCGCATCGAGATCCAAACCCCTGACGATTCCGTTAGACGGATCAGGAATGTGATCACTTGTACCTGCTTTGGTGTGACCAGCATCCGCTATCCAACCATCGCTGCGTCTGTCACGATCAACAAAAATATCGTCCACTTGTTCACGAAGTTGTTGTCCTGCTTTACAGAGTAGCGGCTTCATTATCTGTCTTTGGATTTAGATATTCTTGATAGTCTGCATTTGCAGAATCAGTGGGTATCCAAGTTACATTCCCAACTTCATCTGTTCTTTTGATTATATTTTCAATAACTTCGTATGTGTACATTATAACTCCGCACTTGCTGCATAATGGATGGAATGTGCGCCGCCAGCGGCAGTAGAGGTAGTGCCTCTAAAACCAGCATTTCTGTCACCGATATTTAAGATTGAAACAGTTGGAACTGCACCTGCTTGATTTGACCAGTTAGCAGTTGCAGCATCAGGCGCATAAGTTGTAATACTTGGTGCTGTTCTCATTGTTACAGGATATTGAACTGGCACAATAAAATTGACGTTACTTGAACTTGGACCACCAAAAATTGCACCTTCATAGATTGAAGTATTTTGTGCAGGTGCAGTTGCTTGATTAAAGGATTTTGTGTAATACCTTTGGCAAGCAGCCAATTCACCTTCAATACCTGAGCCAAAACGAGCAAAAGTTGTAACAGTTCCAATTTCTAACTGCACTCCAGTTACCTCTATATAGTCTGCCGCTCCGGCAGTTCCAACAGGCGCGAAGTAAATCAGAGCAGCCAACTCTGTGGCTGTTGCTGCGACAGTTCCGCTTAGTGTGTATCGCGCCCAGCTCGTTGTAAGTGTTGGGCTAGATGTAACAACAACTGCATCGCCTGTAAATCCTGCGCTAAAGTCTCTACGCTGATCTGTGCCAGTTCCAGAGTAAAGAGTTGCTGTAACTGTTCCTGATAAGTTTGCACCTTTACGAGCATAAAACGACAAAGTAACTGCCTGACCTGCAAAACGTATTGAGTTACTAGTCTCTATTGACTGGGATATTCCTACAAGGTTTGTATTGCTTGTTCCGCTATTGCGTGAAGCGCGCATGCAGTATTGAATAGTTGGCAGATTAGTTGTGTCGCTTGTTGTCTGACGAGTAAGAGTTTGTCCTGAGTTAGTGCCTGTGAACCAACGATCAGCAGTATAAACTCCAGTAGCAGTGAAGGATGTACCTCGTTGCCAAAAATCCATCGCACCATTTATTAAACCCTGTTTACCTGCAGAACTAGTTACTGACTGTCCAAGCAGGTTAATTGTGCCATTGGTATCGTTAATATCCGATGCGGAGAATACATCTCCGTTTGCATAAGTTACCTTAGTTGGAAATCCGACAGCCATTAGCACACCTCTTTCATAGGGTCAATTCTAGTACATAACATCGAGTAAAGGCTCCTGCGTGGCGATAGTAGTAGTCCATGTGTTAGGGGTGATGTTGTGAGCAATCCCCTGCACTTGCAGCTTCTTCTGAATAGTTGATCCACCAGGTTGCTCATTGGTGATATCCACTGTGTTAAAAAAGTCAAGACTGAGAGCTGCTGTAACCCCTGCTGTGTAGTTAGGAGTCACTAAGTCCAGAGTGATTGTTTCAATGCGGATAGAAGTTTCTTTACGGCTATCGACATAGGCAGTTGCTAACGCAAGTGCATTAGGGTCTGATTGCATGAGCATATCTGTAGCTGTAATAGATCGTGTGAAGTATTGCGCAATAGATGCGGCATCTGAGTAAGTCTGTGCTGTGCCACCGATTCGGGTCACAGTTGCCTTGTTCACGATTGTCTTATCGTCGAGTGCAAAGGTAATTCCTGCATAGTTAATGCCTGTGCCAGTTTGATTAAATACTGTTGGACTTGCAGCTTGAGCATCATAGACAAACTGTCTGCCCTTAAAGGTTGCCACGCCATTCTCATCGATGTAAAACGCACCCTGTTCTGTGAACTCAGCAGTCTGGATTGCTTCAAGGACTGTGCGAGTTGTGCCAGGGTCTGCCACGCAAGTTGTAGCGCCTGTGCCAATGCTGGTAAATGCTGGAGGCCATGCAATCATGGTGAGGATAGATTGAACGCGTTGTGCAGTTGTCTGACCTGCTGTGCCGCCTGTGACTGTTGTGACATTGGAGTTGTACATCAATCTAAATGCGTCATAACAGATGAACGTGCAATAACCTGTTTCTTGTCCTGTTGGATAGGTATAACGATATTCTTGAATGTAACCACCGAACAAACCATAAGTTACGCCATTGTAAGTTGCCGAGGCTTGAATCTTACGCAGCGGTTGCAGCAATCCAAACAGAGGACTTGCAGTGTTCTGGGGATTGAACTCCCCAGTAGGATCAACAATTCTAATAGTTGCTTGGCCTGACTCATATTTATCTTGCAGAAGGTTGCGACCTCTACGAGTCGAGATGTTAGTAGTCTGGGCAGAAACATCAACGATAACTGGAATGGCTGAAGCAAGCTCAGCAAAGCCCAATTGTGAAGTACCCAAGATAAACGGATTACCGAATGATGCTCCACCAGATAGGTTTATCTTTACTGAAAGGGTTGCTGGTAATGCCATTATGCATAACTTGTCGAATAGTTAATTGGGATGCCAGAGGCCTGATTGTTGTAGATGGCATTGGTTACCATCGATACCAAGTCACGATCTGTGGTGACTGAACCTGCCACATTGATATTGACTACTGGCGCACCACCGCCACCAGCTTGTCCTGCACCTGCTAGACCGCCATAATTGTTCTGGCCTAGATTGGTCATGCCGCTACCAAAACCTTCAATGCCGCCTGGAGAAGGCGTAAAGGATTGGAAACCTTGTGAAGTTGGTGTAACACCTATTCCCATTGCTCTCAATGTGTCGCGCTCGCCTAGAGCAAACTTGCCAAAGTTAAGCATCACATCTAATGCGCCAAACATGGCTTTTCCAAAGTTTTCCATAGCATCAGCGGCTGAGTTTGTTTTCATAATCTGACCTGCAAGGGCTGCGTTCTGGTCTTTGATTGCAATTAAAGACAGAATACGAGTTTCTTCTTCTTTTGTCATAGCGCTATTAAGTGCTGCAAACAATCCAACACGCTCAACATCAAACTTCTTCTCTAGTTCTTGAAGGGCTAACTGGTCACCAGTAAGTTTAATCTTTCTAGTTGTATTATCGGTATCAATTTTGTTCAAGTCATTTAGCCGTTTTTGGATTCTGGCTGCCTCTTTATTTATTTGGTCAATCTTCTTGCGATCACCTGGGGATTGGGCTGGAGTGCCTGCGCTTCTGGCTTTAGTAGATGAGCCTAACTTACCTATCAATCCAATTATGTTGTATTGAGCAACATCGCCAATAGCGCCAAATAAATCTTTAAGGACTGGCAATGAGTTGAGTTTAGAAGTAAGAACTCCTATGCCATAGATGACGTTTCCAATTTGAGTGGCAAAGCCTTCCATCGCTGTAGTTGCTCCGCCGATACCTTCTTCGCCAGCGATAAGCTGCATAGCGTCAAGTAGGTCTTTGCCAATAATCTCTTTAGCGTTCTCGGATGCAACTGCTAGTCGATCCATAGAGCCTGAATAACCCTCAGCTGCTGCAAGTGCTTGACCAGAGAACTTCTTTGATAGTTCTCTAGTAATTAAATCTAAATCGCCAGATGCGAGAGTGGCTTTAGATAAACCTGCACCTAAACGGCTAAGAGCTGTGGTCTGACCACCATAAGCCTTTGCAAGCGCCATAGACACAGCGCCTAAGTCTTTGCCTGTACCTGCTGCAATGTCTAGCGCTAGGGCTAATCCATCCTGTGACTTCTTAACATCGCCTGTGGCTGTGAGAAGGGTTCTAAAGGCTGGTCGTAGGTTGTCATCAAGGACACCTGTGGCACGTTGTAAGTCTGCAATAAACTTTTCAACCTCGATGGATGCAAAGGCGTTGCCTGTGTTTGCTAGGGCTAGAGAAAGAGATCGTGCAGCCTTCTCATCAGCTGCAAAGGCTTTAGCAGCGTTCTTACCAAATGCCAAAACTTTAGAAGCAGCGAAAACTCCAAGTAGTTGCTTGCCTAACTTACCTACAGACTTTTCAAGCTTCTGTGTGGCAGTTTCTGCCTGTTTAAACGCCTTATTGCCTGTGTACTGGGCTGCAATATCAATTACTACATTGGCCATTATCGCTTCCCTACTGTTGCGTTAAACTTTTTACCTGCGGTGTCTATAGCCTTAAGAACAGCTTTTGTAGCATTGCCCTGGTCATTCTCCCAAGCACGATAAATTAAACGTCCACGATTTTTGCCAGAACCAGTTAGCGGACCCATTGCCTGTGCAAAGTTAGGGCGAGATGATGGCTTAGTACCTGGCGCTCTACGACCTGCTGTTTCATAGATAGCACCTGCTGCTGAGCGGTTGCGAATCTGTGCTAAGGCAGTAAAGCCTCTGCGATTAGGTTTTGATGGTGTTGTCTTATAGCCAATGCCACGCTTGACGATTGAAGCGTTAAACACAGGAAACTTGCCACCTTCTCTAGCCCAATTACTTAAGGGCGAGCCAGTAACAAATCCTCTAGCTTCTTTTACAACAGGCTTAAGAACATCAGCAATCTCTTTTTGTGTTTCTTTGCCTAATTCTGGAGCATAGTTACGAAGTGCCTTGCGAAGTTCAACGCCGCCTTTTACTGTTGCTGGCATCTCTCATCTCCTTCGCTTCATCCTGTAGAACCTTGATTAGGTTCTTTAGCATCACTTCATCTAGCTCTAATAATTGTTGTGGCGCGATCCCGAGTCTGACACTT